TACAGGAATAGATATAATTTTTTATGCCAACAACAAGAGCAATCGACAAACTAAAACAGGCTTTTAGTGTCGAAGAACGCAATAGCTACGCTATCTTCAAAGGAAAAGAACTTATACTAAAAATATTTTGGTCTCCTTTAACTATAGCTGATAGAGACACAATAAACAGTACACTAATAGCTATGAACAAAGGTAAGGAAGAAGGAAGTTTAGACTTTGCTCTTCAAGTTATTGTTACAAAAGCCGAAGATGAATCAGGTGCAAAAATATTTACAGCAGCCGATTTACCTGTGCTCAGAAGAGAAATACCGATGTCGGTCTTACTGGACATTATGACTAAGATGCAGGGAGTGGGCGAGGAGGCAAGCCCCGATGCCGTAAAAAGCTAAGTTAAAAAAGGATAATTTTATATATTTACAGTTTTTTATAGCTGAAAAATTGGGGTACACCCATAAAGAATTAAGAGAAAAAATGTCTGTACACGAGTTATATGCGTGGAGTGCTTATTTTGCTCTTAAAAATGAAAGAGAAGAAGAGGCTTACGAAAAAGCAAGAAGGCAAGCCCAAACACGCAAAGTACGCTAAACTTTTAATATCTGTATTTTCGGAAAGAATTAGTGGCAACCGAGTACGAAGTAAATATAAAACTGAATACTAGAAACCTTACAAGGGATTTAGATACTGTTGGTAAAAAGATAGGTAGTCTGGGTAAAACTCAAAATGCTAAAGCAAAAAAGGCATTAAGCAACTCAGATGCAGTTCTTAAAAAAGAAATAGCGATATTAGCTACAGAAAACAGAGCATTAAGAACCAAAGGTCAACTACTAAAACTAGAGCAGTCAAATTTCAATGTAAAAGATCAGATAAGGAAGTTAGACCTTGCAATAGATGTAGCAAGAAGAGGCGAAGTAGATATGGCAAAGGTAATGATACAAAAAAGAGAAAAAGCAATAATACTTTCAAAAAATCAGTTGATAACTGAGGGTAAAATAACAGAACAAAAAACTAAACAAGCTGCTTTAAGCACAGGCATAGCATCTCCTGTGTTTGGTAAACCAACGCAAGTTGGCTCTCCCGCTAATATAGCTGCAATTCTTAACGACCCAACTACCCCTTCATCTCCCGTTCAACAAGCTCTCGCAAGAATGGAGGAAAGATCAGCGTCAAATCAGAAACAGGCAATTTTAAATAGAAAGAAATCACTTAGTTTAGGCAAAGCAAACTTAAAAATAATAGAGAATGAGGTAAAAGCTGAACAAAAGAAGGCTGAGATAATAGCAAATCAGAATCAATTATCAGGGCGTGATATGCAGAGAAGATTTGATATAGCTAGTGGTAAATTTGCTGGATCTGGACCTGGTGTATATGGTCCTCAACCTAGAAGAAGTTTTGCTCAAAAAATAGGTATAAAACAAGGATTTGATTTTCAAAGTGCTTTAATTAGTGGTGGTTTTCCATTACTGTTTGGTCAAGGTCCAGTAGGTGCTATCGCTGGTGGTTTAGGTGGTGGTATCGGTGGAATGTTTGGTCAAATGGGTGGGTTTGCTGGAGGTATCGTTGCCACAGCAGCAGTACAATCAATAAATCAAGCTATCGCAGCAATAACAGAGCTAGGAAAATCCCTTGGTCCGTTTACACAGAATAGCGAAGCTGCCGTAGCAGCATTGGGTCTACAGGGAACAGCCGAAGAAGCCCGAATAAAGTTAATAGAAAAAACTGAAGGTAAGGTTGCTGCATTTAACGCTTCCATAAATTTACTGGCTACTCAAATAGGAGATGATGGTGTAACTGCGTTAACAGAGTTTGGAGAAACTGCCCGACTTATGAATAGTGAATTTGCTACAGCAATAACAAGGATTCAAGCATTTACAGCAGGAATAGCTAATTTTGTGCTAGAAACTTTAGGAATACAGAAAAATCTAAATTTAAGTGCTGCTGATCGTGCGGTGGCAATAGGAGTATCGGAAAATAATGTAGAGGCTTTAGCTATTGAAGCTGAACAGAGAAGAATAAATGCTATGGAAAAGGACACAGTAATAGCACCTGTACCTGGTCCGTATGGCAGTACGGTTGGAATACCTACAGAACTTTTAAGTGAGGAAGCTAGGTTAGCACAAGAAGCACTCAACAAGAGAAAGTTAATATTTAGGTCTGTATTTGATACAAGGGCTGAAGCTGATTTATTGAATGAAAGATTTACTTCAGTGGTAAAGACCATCGAAGAAGAACGTGCAGAAACAGCAAGAATAGTAGAACTTCGTAAACAGGGCTTGAATCCTGAGATAGCAAAGACAATAGCTCAATTAGAAAAAGAAGCAACAAGAAGTAAAGAGTCTCTACAGGTAGAAATAGATAAACTACTACAGCTTCAGAGAGAAAACGGAGTATTAAATGACGTAGATCAAGCAAGATTAACTACTTTAGAAGATATAAAAGATGAGATAGATGAGACTATAGATGGAATAAGGGCTGAAGAAGAAGCTACTCACGATCTAAATAAGGCAGCTTTAGAAACATTAGATGCTTTTGACAGAATGAAAACGACAATACAAACCGACATAAAAGACGGGATAAAAGGACTTATAAAGGGAACTTCAACACTCGGAGATTTACTTAATAATGTGGCAGATAGATTCCTAGACATGGCACTGAATAATGCACTGTTTGGTAACGCAGGGGGATCAACGGTAACAGGTGGACTATTCGGCTTACTTGGGTTTAGAGCAAATGGTGGTCCTGTATCTGGGGGTAAGCCCTATGTAGTGGGAGAGCGTGGACCAGAAATATTTACTCCTGGTGTGTCGGGTAAAATAACACCAAATAGTCAATTAGGTGGATCTACAAATGTAGTAGTAAATGTAGATGCTTCTGGATCTTCTGTTGAAGGAGATGAGGATAAGGGAAAAGAACTTGGTCGTCTTATCTCAGTTGCAGTACAATCTGAAATATTACAACAGAAGAGACCAGGAGGATTACTTGCATAATGGCTACGTTTCCCTCAATAAAACCTACATACGGACAACAAAAGAGGTCTGCACCATTTACTAGAACAGTTCGTTTTGCAGATGGCTATGAACACCGCATATTATTTGGACTTGCACAACATCAAAATCCAAAAATATTTAATTTCACTTTTGAAGTTTCAGAAACAGATGCAGATACTATAGAAACTTTTTTAGATGCCAGAGCAAACGATAGTGATAGCTTTACTTTTACTCCTCCAGGAGAAAGTTCATCTTCTGAATTTGTTTGTGAAAACTGGAGCAAATCAATACCATATAATAATAGAGCTACGATTCAAGCTACCTTTAGACAAGTATTTGAGCCAGCATCATAATGACAGTAAATTCAGCAGTATTCAGTAATTTGCAATCAATCAACCCATCGGCAATTATTGAATTGTTCACTCTTCAATTATCTACAGCATTACATGGTGCAAATACAATTTACAGATTTCATGCTGGAAGCAATTTAAACGCTAATGGCAAAATAGTATGGGCGGGTAACGAATACCTTAGATTTCCTGTACAAGCATCAGGTTTTGCTTTTCAACGTGGACAGTTACCGAGACCAAAAATAACTATCAGTAATGCCACAGGATTAATTTCAGCAATACTTTTGTCAGTAAATGAAACAACAACTGGTAATGATTTAACAGGAGCTACAGTTACAAGAATAAGAACATTAGCTAGATTTATTGATGCTGTTAATTTTGCTGACGGAACTAACCCTACAGCAGATAATACAGCAGAATTTCCTCAAGAAATTTATTTTGTAGATCGTAAAGCAACAGAAACTAGAGAGGCAGTTGAAT